CCTCTTTCTGTAATCTTCTGTATTATAATCAGAACGGAGACACCTTACAATCTCATCTGCGAAAATCTGAATGACTTTATCATATACAACGTAGAACTCTTCACGGTCGGAGTCATTGGTGTACGTGCATAAATAAAATATCGCTTTCGTAGAAGAACTCACTTTGTTGAAAAACTTGAACCATTCTCGGTCGTGAGAATCAACAAACTGAAAGTCTCTCCACTTCGTTATCGGAGTTAAAACGTCATAGACGTTTGATAAATTGTAGGCAAAGTCTCTGCCTATGTAAGAACAATTTTTATTCAGCGTCAACCCTGCTCCTTTCTGTCCATCCCGATAGAAATCAAAAGCAAGTGCTATCCCATACGTTTTATGCTTGCGGAAGAAGTTAAATACATCATACGAACTATCTACCACAACTTCAACGTTTCGTTTCCGTAGCTCCTTTGCGAGTGCTTTATTGAACTCGTTAGCAGGCTTATCGAAGCGTTTGGACGTTAAATAAACTATCTTACACATGGCTATTATTTTTGCGTCATTTCTCTTATTGTTCCGCTGTTTGGTAAAAGAGCTTCTAAACGATTGATTTCATCACGTATTGACTGTCTTTCTTTTATAAACTCTTCTTCATCAGTTTGACTGTATGTTTCATCTTTGTTGGCTAATTTAGCTTCATATATTTTGATTACTTTATAATCTCCTTCTGATAACTTCTCCTTCAAAGATTTTATTTTTTCGTTTATCTTGCCCACATCTTTTTTTACCACCTCCCATTTTTGCAAAATTGATTCACCTTCTTCAATGTAATACGGTCTTACTGAATCTGTATCATCAATTTCACCGAAAAATTCTGAAGGAACATATTCTTTGAAAACTGAAAGTTCATCAAGTTTGTTTTTATAATTATCTTCCAATTCTTTGCGAAGAATAATTTTAATCAAATCACTTTCCGTTCTCTTTTCTTCTTTTTTAGCAAGAATAGGTTTTATGAACTCATCGCCAATTTCTTTTTCTTGCAAAGTAGCCTTATAAAGATTATCAGCTTTTTGTTTTTCTATGTCGTAATCAATCACTTTGACTGAATAACGGCTTATAATTTTTGCTTTCATATTTATCTGCTCCAACGTTCAAATACCCACATTCCCCATTTATAACCAGGGTCAGTAGCAATATTAGGATTAAATACAAAAATTCCACAGCTTCTTGCAGAACCAATATTCACTGAATCTACATTAGTATTATCGCAAATTCTACGTCCATTTCCATGTACCGCAACATTAGCAGAGTTCACTTGATTTACAATAATCAATTGTCCATCATGCGGGTCAGCTGGCAAAAATACGTTTTTATTTTCGCTGTTTGTGCAGCTAACAAAAGAACAATCGGTATCCAAGTAAAGGTCAGTGGACGATAAATGAATAAGTCCAATAGACACCCCTCCAGCTTTGAAATTAGCAAAATAAGCATCAAATACTTGATACCCCCCCGAAGGAGTTAAACCGTTCCAATTACAAACAGCTGATAAAGCGGAAATGATACCTAATGAAGCGTATCCAGGTGCTGTTGAAATCGCTCTACCTCTATACAAAGCAGAAGCTCCTCCGTAAACATTACTTAAACCGCTTTTTTCATAAGCAGGAATATCAAAAATTTGCTGTGTTTGTGATTGAAAATCTAAACCATCTCCATTAGCTACCAATCCATAATTATTTGAATCCTTTATACTCAAACCAGAAGATGAACTCAGAGAAACATTATGTCCACTTGTACCATCTCTATAAAAAGAAAGAATTGCAGAAGCTAAATTGAAAATAGTTCTACTTGTACCGCCCGAAGTAGTTGCCTTTGAACGCACTTGACCGTTCGATATAGTACCAATCTGATTCAGTTTTCCGATAGCCTTCGCAAATGCTTCGTCAAGACTATCCCCACCTGCTACATCGGCTATGGTTCCTGCATAGTCCTTCGGAGTCCAATCAGGTGATAGTTTACTGCCCGTACCAGCATTCTTTAACCAGTACTGTATCTTTCTGAGCGCAGAGTCAACAGTATCATTGTTATTGACGTATTCTGGTTGTACGGCATCAGTGAAGTCTTGAGATACTCGAATACCAGTTGCATACTTGAAACGTGTGATGTATCTCTGAAACTTAGACAAGATTGTTAACAAGCTGTCTCCTTTTGCTGCATCGGTAGGCTCTCCTCCTGTTTCTAACGCAGGAGACTTTTTGGCGTAGATAGCCGTATCAGACGTTGCATCAGTTATTGCTTTGTTAGCATTATCTATAATCTGTTGATTTGCTTTACCTACGTTTGCTATGTCTTGATTGACCTTCTGCATATCCGTATCGTAGGTGTCTTTGGCAACAACTCCTCCTTTCTTATCCAGCTGAGCTTTCAAAGCATCACCGAAATTAAAGAAGAAGCCTCCATTCCAACTGATTGAGTTACCAGTTACCTTCGATAAGAAAGAAGACAACCGATACTTAGCAAGGCTCCAAACGTTGTTACGCTGAACCTTACCCATGATGTAATCATCAGCAGTAAAGTCGGGAACCATTTCTTTGAATTGGAATACCAGCTTTTTGTTTACCGTATCGAATACACCCGCAACGTCATCAACCAAAAGGTTAGAAGAAGTTACATGATATTGAATATTGGTACCCAAATCGTCAATCAGGATATTACCCAACTCATCATCATACTGCACTTTGGTCGTTGTGATAGCAAGAGCCAAAGCATTTCCTTTATCCTTGATTTGGAAATACTGACCGATAGACAGACCGACATTCTTTGCGATGTTTACCAACTCGGAATAAGTAATCAATGAGATAACGTTCTGGTCAAGAACTACCCACTGACTCAATCCTGGGTCGTATATCTTATGCCGCATCTGACTCGGAGTATTATCATACCAAATCAGAATTATATTTTCAGGTGGAGTGTTGCCGATATATACACCAGCAACCTGCCCCAAATTTTTAGTATTCCCTGCCATAATCTATTATCTTGAATAGTTATAAGTAGCACGTTCACTCCAAGCTGAGATGAAGTCCATTGTTCCTTGAGCGTACTTTCTCTTGGTAACAGTTCCGTCCTTCGTCTCTTTCATGATACGCCAACCGTTATCGGTTTCAGCAGTTCCCATAGGTGCCCAACCGTAATACTTTTCATCTGCCGAAACTTCGTCAATGAAAGGTTCAGGCAAATACTCGCTAAACGTGCGCACTATTGGCGCATCTTTCTTAGTTACTTCCATTTTCTTCGTTATTTAGAAAGTTATCAAATGCTTTTACAAACGTTTCTCTCAGTCCACCCTTATTAGTGTCCTCCTCGTCATTTTCTTCGGCATACAAGTCAAAAGGATTTTGCTCCTCATCTTCCTCTTCTGCGTCAGGCTCCTCTCCTTTCTTCTCGGAACTCGGTTTGATGTTTCCGTTATCATCCATCTCCATTCCTTGACCGCCTTGTTTAGCCATCATCTCCGCATTCTTGTTCTGAATAAGAGTAGCATTGGTCGGTACGTCTCCGAACTCAAGCGGTTTCATCTCGTATTTCTCACGTGCTTCGTTTACGGTCATGAAGCTGCCTACTTTCTTGATGTCCATATCAAGCTCTTCTTCGATAGTCAAGCCGTTCAAACCTACGAATACAAGTTCAAAATCAGGATTGATTTGCTCAATGATATATTTGTTGATTTTCCTCTGAAGGAATTTCAGAAGTGGATACAAACCCTTGTCTTTGGAATGTTTCAGGCGTTGTTCCTGACTTCCTTCAAACAATCCTCCGTTCCCCGAAGAACGGCTGATGTCCCATCCTATCTCGGAAGGGTCAATTGAATATATGGCACAAGATAGTTTGATAAGATATTCCATCCAAGAACTATACTCCATATCACGGTTGTTCTTCTGAAGGTCTATCCAATCCACGTCCGCTTCCACGACAGGAGTTTTCCAAGACTGCATTACTCCTGTAATCATGGACTGCCACTGTTGTTTGAATTGCTGAAGTGCTGCTTCGTTGTTTGTTCCCTTAATACGCAATAAACCTTTCGGAGCTGAACCTTGACTGAAGAAACGTCTATTGTATTCATCTCCCCAAAGCATACTTGTTACAACGTTGATAAGCTCTTCAAGCTCGGAACAACCGTAACCATTTGCGTATATAGAAGTAGAAGGATTGCGAACTCCAAAACAAAGCTCCCATGGATAGAACTCGTTGACTTTGACGTTCTGATACACCTGAACGTAAGCAGGATAATAGCCGTGAACCTTTGGTCCAAAATCGTTCCTATCTGCCCATACATTCGCTCCGTTTCTTTGAAAGAAAACATTATCATAATCTTTATCAAAGTATGAATCAGCCATACGAAAAGTAGCAGCATCAGTAGC